GTGGTTGCCGCCGCGATTCACGACAAGATCATGCGGAACGAGCCGGACGAATTTATCCCGACCGGGTTTCGCACTTTGGACCACTGGCTGCGAGGCGGCATACGGCCCGGCGAGATCATGGTCATCGGCGGTCGGCCCGGTCAGGGCAAGACGGCGTTGGGCGTGAACATGGGAATCCGCGCCGCGAAAAGCGGGGTTCCGGTCGGGCTGCTGAGTATCGAGATGAGCGAGACCGAGATCGCCCGCCGTATGCGTGCGTACTTCGGTTGCCCAATGAACGCCACGCCGGAGGACGCGGAACTGTCCGAGCAAGCAACCGAGCGGGTCGAGGCGTTGCCGTTCAAGATCATCGATCTTTCGTCCGGTCGGCTGGCCGACATCCAGTCGCACGTTCGCACACTGGCCCGCCGCGATGCGGTCCGGCTGTTCGTGTTGGACTACCTGCAACTGGTCAAGGCGGGCAAAGACGGCGGCGAGGAATACCAACGGATCACGCTCGCGAGCCAGGCCATGAAGCAGATGGCCCGCGAGTACGGTGTAGCCATGCTGGTCTTGGCGCAGGTCAACCGTGAGGGCGGCAAGCGTGAGAAGCCGACGATGAATGACCTGAAGGGGTCCGGCTCGATTGAGCAGGACGCGGACCAGATCGTATTGATCCACAACCCGCACGGCTGCGACGCGCCGGAACTGATCCTCGCCAAGCATCGCAACGGGCGGACGGGCCGGGTAGCCGTGACGTACACGCCGGTGCAGACGCGGTTCGAGGACAACGGCGAGGCCCACGAGGGGTACGGCGAGAGCAGCGGGCCGCTGCCAATCTGAGAGGGTGAGCGATGAGCAAAGCTGAGATGATCGAATACATACGGAAACTTGCCGAGCGTGCCGACACGCTGGCCGATGCGTGCGGCATCGCTGAGAAGCCGCTGACCGAAACCGCGTGGCGGGACCACGCCGAGAAGTGCCGAGAGATCGCAAGGGAGTTGAGCAAATGCGAATGAGTTCGGAGCGAATAGTCAAACTGCTGGCCAGGTACACGGGCGTGACGCCGAGCGAGTTGGTCGGCCCGAGCAGGTTGGGTTACATCGTCGAGGCCAGGCACGCGGCGATGGTGATTATGCGGGAGCGAATGGGCCTGACCTACCCGCATATCGCCAAGATCATGGGAAACCGCCACCACTCGGTGGGTATTTACGCCGTACAGAAACCCAGAGAAGGGGCGTTTGGCGAACTGATTCGCGACCTGAACAGGGAGTTGGACGCATACGTCGCCGAGAACCACGAATATCTGCCGCGTGCTGCGTCCGAACAGGAAAAAGGTACGACGGGTCCACTTTGACCCAAAACGCGGCACAAGCGATTCTCCGTGATAATCCATTCTCAGTGAGGGGAGCGATGGATATACCAAGCAACATCGACGAACAGACCGCCCGTCGGATTATCGAGTTGAGCGTGGCCCGGCCTGATATGGGTGACCGCTCGATTGCCGAGCGGTTGGGGCTGTCGCGCCACGCGGTTCGCACGGTGCGTTCGTCGGTCGGCCTGCGGACGGATCACCGGGCCGACTACGCCCGCATCGTGGCTGCCCTGAAGCGGTGGCCGTATTTGGGTATGCACCAGATTGCCGACAGGTTATCCGTATCTCGTGATACAGTGTACCGAGTGAACCACCGCTATCGGATCAGGCCGAAGCGGGTAACCAGCATGAGTGTGGAGGATTGAAATGGCAACGATGGCAGAACAGATTGACGAACTGCGCGGCATGATCGCGGACCTGACGGACCGCATCACCGGCATCGAGCAACGCCAAGCGAAGGTGGCGATTGACGACGCGCCGCCAGCCGACGACGAGCAAGCCGAGTGGGACGAACTCGCCAAGATGCTGGGCATGGAAAGCGTGGCGTGGATGGTCGGCTACATGAGCCAGAACCGTACGCACGGCTTCGAGACCGACGAGCGGTGCGAGCGGAACTTCAAGGCGATGCTTGTGGGGTTGGCGTGTGAAGAGTGCAATGGAATAGTAAGAATCAACGAGTCTGGAACATGGTATTGGTGGCATACTCCAACACTCACAAGACTAGATGGAATGGGCTTACCTGCACCCTCACGCCCTGCCGCCGCAATCGCCATGCTCCGCGCGTATCGGGAGAGTGACGATGCCGAATAGCAGACGAATCGTCCTCCCGCTGCCGGGCAAGTGGCTCAAGCCGAACACGACCATCGGCTCGCGTGGGCAACGCATGGCGAAGGCGAACCAGACGAAGGAATACCGCCGCAACGCATGGCTTGCCGCGACCGCAGCGGACCCGAACTTCGGCCCGCTCGAACACGCCACGGTCCAGTGTTTTTTCTACTTCCCGTGCAGCCGACGGCGCGACAAAGACAACTGCCTTGCCAGCATGAAGGCCGCGTTCGACGGGATCGCGGACGCGGGGTGGGTCGCAGACGACGCGGACATGACGCACCTGCCGGTGCAGATCAATAAAGACAAAGACCAGCCACGGGTTGAGATCGTGGTGACAGACGCGGCACACGCCGCAGGAGGGACGGAGTGATGCCGACTGGCCATATTCCCGACGCCAAGAAAATGGTTGAACTGAGCCGAGCATTGACTTGCGCCGTGCGGCGGGAGTGCGCAGATTAAAAATCCAATTTGGAGATTGACCAATGACTGACCGAACCAAAGACGCAATCAAGTGGACAATCGCCATTATCGCCGGATGCTTCTTCGGTGTCATCGTTGCGATGCACCTGACGGGGAGTTTGTGAGTTAGCAACTGCTAGCCTATGCGCGCACCCGTTCCATCCTGCAGGGCGGTCATTTTTCAAAGTTTTTCGCTTCGTCAGACCGCGACCGTCGTGGACTACGGGTGAGCAGGGCAACGGGTAAAGCAACTCACCGACGGCACGCCCCGGTTCGATTGCCAGTCCCGCCGGGGCTGTCCAAGTCATTGTCCGAGTCACCGCCCGCCCGATGGTGTTTCGGTCGGGAACTCGCGTCAGCCGCTTGGACGGCGTGTTGCCTGATCAGTGGGCTATGTCCGATTGGATAGTATCAAGGCGGTTGAAATATTCCAAGGGTTTTTTTGGAATAGATGTAGCATCGGCTACGCTTCACCATACAATAGGGGCAAGGGGTCACCGCACGGTGACGTGAAATTGTGTCACTGTCTGGTGACAAACACGGCTAGCACCCTCGGTCTGCGGTGACGCACGCCGGGGCCTTATGAACCGACGACCCGTCACCGTTGCCGCCGCTACGCTCGCCGTAGGTGCGGCTGTTCTGATTTCCGGCTGCTCCGGCCCGTTCCAGGGTCCGTCCGAGCAGGCCGCCGTCCGAGCCCTCGAATTGACCTACCCGCCGCTGGCCGCGTCCGCGTATCGCGACATCGACGCGCGACTGGCCGCCGGCGAGATCAATGAGGCCGGGGCTGACCTGCTCCGCCGGCAAGTCGAGGCCCACGGCCAGACTATCGCCACGATGCGGAGTGGCGGACGATGAACGCAGACATGGTAACGCTGGCTGAACCATCCGAAACGCTTGGTTCAGATTCTCAGTATAGCCCCGTAGAAAACGCGTTTATGCTTGCCGTCATGATGGTCGGTCTACCGGGCCAGATAATCGCGTTCGGAGTTGTGGGGATGCTTGTATGACGACCGACGAAATCAGAGACGCTTTCGCCGCGCTCATCGACGACCTGGCCGACCTTGCCGAGGGCGAGGCCCGCGCCATTGCCGATGCCGCCGCGAGCGAGATCGAAGCCGTGGCCCGCGCCGGTGCGACACCCGAGATGCTGGAGACGGCCCGCAACGTCGTCGCTCATCAGGTCGCTCAATCCGCGATCCGTGCGAGTGCCGAAGCGCAGGCCCGCATCACCAACGTCGCCGTGTTTGCCATTCGTTTGCTGGCGGGGTCGGTGTGAGTGAGTCTGAGCGGAACCAGATTCTGGCGATCCTGCAACCGCTTGCCGAGCGAACCGCTCGCATGGAAGAGCGGCAGGACAGCATGAGCGCCGACATCGCCGAAATGAAGGCGGACGCGAAACGCGCGAATCTGTCCGCTCGGATCAGCGTCACCGAATCACGGCTTGAACGCATCGAAGCGTGGCTGAAGATTGTGACGGGTGCGGTCGTCACCGTCGTCGGCGGATTCGTCATTCACATCATCAATAAGATCATCCACATTGGGGGCAACCCATGAACAAGGCACTTCTCATCGGTTCGGTCCTGTCCGTCGCGTCCGGCTTCGGCCTGCTGTTGCTCGGCAAGGGCGACGAAGCGGTTGCGATCTCGCTCATCGTCGGCGGCGTCGCGATCCTGGTTCCGTCACCGGTCAAGGCGAAGTCCAAGTGAAGCACATCCTCGCCGGTCTCGAACTGTGCGGACGCTGCACGCCGATCGTAAACATTCTTGAGTTGCGGGCGATGCTGGAGGTGAAGTAATGGCGACGAGTGCCACCTACAACGGCATCACATGGACATGGACCGAGGACCGCACGACCGGAACATACGTCAATGGTGACCCCTACGTCGTCATCGGTGCTGGGCTGACGCTGACCGGGACCACGCCTGCTATGGCGACTGGATCAAACGGTATCCAGATCAACCCGACCGACTTTCTGAATCATGGGTGGGACAGCCGGTCATCCAACTACGACGCATCGCTTCGGCCAACGCTGCCATACTCCGCGTCTGCTGGCGACTCGATCATCAAGGTGCGATCAATGGTGTCTGGTGACCTGACGCCGTACAGCGGCAGTCAGCCAGTCAACACCAGCCCATCAAATACCTATGGTAGTCCGTCAAGCACGAACGTCCGCGAGGCGGGCGTATTGACGGTTGTTTCGGCTGCGCCTGCATCCTCGGCTTTCCGACCGTCGCCGTTTGGTACGACCAAGACCACGCACCTTGTCTCGGAAGTCAACGAGGCATTGATCCCGAACGGTGCTGGATCGTCGCTGACGCCAATTGATCCAGCCGACATCACGCTTGACGGTCGGACCCTGGCGATCCTTGAGCGGCGCTTCGCGCGATACCAACTTGATATTCAGCCGTTCGCTGCTGGTCGTAGTACCCGCCCGTACTACCAGATGAACAATTACGACGGCTTCGTGGCGAGGGACATTCAAGAAGCCATCGTCATGCTGTCGCTCGACTATCCGATAGCAAGCAAGCGTAACCTGCTCTATGGCGTAATCCAGTACGGCCTTGATCTTTACTACCTGCACAAGCAGAGTTCGGTCCAGTGTCACGGAGGCAGAAAACTAGCGATGGCGTTCGCGGCGTACATGCTCGAAAACGCCACGATGAAATCCGACATCAAATCATGGTGCAAAGATGAGGCGACGTACGGTGCTGGTGGCCGTTTCTACGAAGATCAGAGATTCCAATTCAGCGAGACCGCGAACCTATGTCTGTGGGGCAATGTTCCATCAGACGAGACGGATTACTGGGAAAAAATCCTGACAGGATTGGGTCCAGCGACGGAATCTGATCCTTACGGATGGATTGACGGCGGCCCAGGAATTGGTGAAAGCAGCCCGTGGTATGACCAGATTCACGGTATGCCCAAGGCGATGGCCCACTCTGTTATCTGCCGAACGCTTTACCCAGACCTCGAAGAAATCTGGACGACGAACACGCTTAGCGCAGGTGACCGTTCGGAGTTCGGCACGTGGGCGTTGCCCGACCCTATCGAACTGATTTCGGACATTGCGGACGCTGGCGACGAGGACGGTGTAGGCCGATTCCCGTCGAAGCATGGCACGGCAGAACTTGGTTCTGGCAACGGGGCTTACAGATCGCAATTCATCGAGTCGGTTTTTACGGACCAACGGACGCAAGAAGCATTGATGATGCCCGTTGTGAGCCCGTACAACCCTGCGGCGGTTACACCGGGTTCGGTTGAGGTCACAATGCAGGCATTCGGTTACGTCGCACCAAGCGGTTGGCCAAGCCACAGGTCAAGCAACACCCCGCCGATCCCTGCCAATGGAACGTGGCCCTACGTCACGCCGGACTCAATTCGGTACACGCTCGACGGAACCGAACCGAACGCGACCAGCACGCTCTACTCCGGAGCGTTCACCGTCGATGAGAGTGACTGCTGGCGATCAATTTGTCATCGTACAGAACAAGAGCGTCACCGGTGCTGCAACCGGCGCGTCGGTGTCACTGACTCTGGATGCCACACCGACCGAAGGCAATATGCTGGTGCTGGCATCTTCGTGGTTGGACAACGACGTGGCCGCCGACTTTACAGTCCCCGCTGGCTGGACGGTCGTTATGGACGCTGTGCCTCCGACAGCCGCCTTCAACGCCGGAGGTGTGGTCGCGTACAAAATTGCTGGTGCGTCGGAGCCAACAACTATAGAGGTCACATGCGACTCGTCCCGTCGCCGGACTTTGGGTGTTCTTGAAATCAGCGGAATCCCAGACTCGTCTGCTGTCAAGGCAACGGCTACCAACCCATCTCCGGACGCGACGCCAGACGCCTCTACATCGTCCGGTACTACATCTTCAATATCCGCTCCATTCCCAGCCTTCGCGGTTGCGGTGTTTCTTGGCGATACAACTTCTGCAACACCGGTAACCGACGCGCACGCATTTTCAGACGACTTTGAAGAAGTCCAGTCTGAGGGCGCATACGGCACGTCATCGCGAGCGTGGCACGCTATCGCCACTAAAGTCGTCGAGTCAGCCGGTTCGGTTGATTGCACAATCACTCCGGATCAGAGTTGCTTAGTTTCTGGTGCGATGCTGGTCTTTGAGCCAGCAGATTCGATTGCACCAACTGTCGAGTCCGCAACCGTCAACGCGGCGGGCAACGAACTCGCGATCACGTTCAGTGAAGCGATGAACACCAGCAACACGACCGGGTTCTCGCTGTCCGGCTCTGGCAACAACAACCAGACCTACACACTTAGCAATCCGGTATGGTCATCTGGCGATACCGTTTTGACGTTCGACATCGGGACCAGCACGGTATTCACTGAGGGCTTTGTAGACGATGAGCCGGTCAACTCGATCAAACTGAGTTACACCGCTGGCGACGTTGAAGATGTGGCCGGAAACGCGCTGCCCAATCTTTCTAACCGGACCAGCGGCATAACGAACAGTTCCACGCAGGGCACGTTCACCCCGACCTTGCAGGTGCAGGCCGAAGGCACGCTGCGGATCACGCACACCCTGACGGGCCGACTGTTCGGCACGATCAGCGTGGACAATGACGCGATCACGGTGACGCAAGACGGCGTGTCGCGGACCATCGACAGCGTGTCGATCCTCGGCGACGGTACTTCGTCGTGCAGCATCACAGTGACGTTTACCGTCCCGCTCTACTCGCACGCGAGCAGCGGGTCACCAAGCGTCCAGATCGACAAGGCGGGTATCTTCGACTCGCTCGGAAACTTCAACGCGTCGGTGGATACGACGATCGCGGAGGGCGACAACTCATCGACGCAACTTCCAGGCGGCGGACCATCGACCAAAGGCAATAACGGTATCAACACCGGCATCAAAATAGGAGTCTGAACAATGGCACTTCGTCAACGAGAAGCAGCGGGATTCGAGCAACCGGCACGCGACGCGAAGGCGGTCACGCCCGGATCGTCGGCACTGGCCAACGGCACATGCAAGGCCCTGTATGTCGGGACGGCAGGCGACGTGAATGTGATTACCGAGGCGGGCACGACGGTCCTGTTTGCCGGCGTCACCGCCGGGTCGGTCTTGCCGATTCGGTGTTCGCATGTTCTTTCGACATCAACCGATGCCGATGACATTGTGGCCCTTTACTGATGATCGACCCCGACTCGGTAGACAACAAGTTCGTCCGCACGGACCAGAGCGGCAATCTGAAGCGTTCGGAAACGAAGCTGCTGATTCAGTCGGTGCTCAAGGGCTGGGTCACGGCTCAAGACAAGAACGCGCCGCTCATCATCCAGACCTTGCAAGAGGTGATGTCGGACCCGAACAGCAGGCAGCGGGTCGACGCTGCGAAGGCGTTGGCGACGATGGCCGGAGACTCAGCCCGCGTGCTCGAAGTGGTGGACAAGATCGAGCGTTTGGACAATGACCAGACGACCGACAACATCGGCTTGCAGATCATCTTTGAGGAAGCGAAAGACCCAGAGTGACGACGACCGCACCACGGCAACAGCGACGGCAACTGCTCAAGAAGCAGATGGCGTTCGTTCGCGCGCGTGAGCGGTTCGTCATGTATTCCGGATGCTTTGCCGGCGGCAAGTCGGTGGCAATCTGCGCCAAGGCGGTGAGCCGTGCCGCCAAGCCGGGCACCCGCGAGGGGCTATGTCGAAAGACGCTGGTGTCGCTCAAGTCATCGACGCTCCGCACGCTACTGGACGGTGACGGGCCGAACATGCCGCCCCTGCTACCGCCCGGTTCGTATACCCACAACAAGGCCGAGAAAATCATCCGAATCAAGAACGGCGGAGAGATTGTGTACTTCGGCTTGGACGATCCCTCGAAGATCGGATCGTACAACCTGACCGGGTGCGGCGTCGACGAGGCGGTGGACATCACGAAGGCAGACTGGATCATGCTGCAAGGCCGCATCCGTTCGCAGGTCGAGGGCGTGCCGAACCAAATCTACGGTGCGACGAACCCCGGCCCGCCTTCGCACTGGATCGCTCAGGACTTCGGACTCGCCGCCGATACGGTCGCCAAGCCGAGCCACCTGTGCATCCCGACCAAGATCACCGACAACCACTTTCTTGATCCGGCGTACGTCGAGTCGATGGCATCGCTTGAGGGCGTCGCGTACAAGCGTTACTACCTCGGCGAGTGGGCCGGTGCTGAGGGTTTGGTGTTCGATCAATGGCGACGCGACCGCAACATGCGAAGCCGAGACACCGACTGGACCCGCTCGGTGCTGTGCTGCGACGACGGGTACACCGACCCGTTCACCTGCTTGTCGCTTCGCAAGGATTCGATTGGGCGGCTGCACGTTGACCGCGAGGTATACGAGCGTGGCTTGACCGAGCCGGAGAAGGTAGACCGCGTTCGGTCGATGATAGACACGCACGACTTGGTAGTGGTCGATGCCGCTGCGCCGGGTCTGATCGAAACCATGAACCGTGCCGGCTTGCCGACCATCGCCAGCACGAAGGGGCCGGACAGCATCTTCCGGGGCATCATGCAGATTCAGTCGGGGCTCGGCGGCGAGACGGACGGCGTGCCGAACCTGACCATCGCCGAGCGTTGTACGAACCTCATCAATGAAGTGGAGTCGTACGAATGGCGCAAGACCAAAGACGGACAATCGACCGACAAGCCGATTGACGCTTTCAACCACACTATCGACGCATTGCGGTACGGCATCACCGAGATGATCGGCGGCGCGGGTGACTTCCGGCTGGCGACTGAAGACGACTTCCGCATCGCCTCACAATCCGAATGGGATATGGACGAATGGTGAACCTAAAACGACTGGTATCAGACCGGCGCGACACGCTCAATGCGTTCATCATGTCGCAGGTCACATCGACCGAGAACAGCCGCAGCGACGCATCGTCCATTGACCCGACCGCGTTGGCCGACGTTTCTCGGATGGCTGGGTATGTCGATATCTGCGCGAAGTTGAACGCTCGCAAGTTGGCGCGCAACCCGATCCACCTGTACCGACCCGCTCGTCGGGGTCGCCAGATTCGCGGTCGGCAGGCGGCGTACCTGACCGGCAAGTCCGACGTGGTGCGCGGCAAGTTCAATGAGCAGGTGAACACGGAGGAAGGCTACGAGATCGTCACCGAGCATCCGGCCTTGGAGATGCTGCGAGGTCCGAACCCGTACCTGAAGAACGGCACGTCGCTGCGGTTCGTGTTGGCGTACTCGCGCGAGATCACCGGCAACTCGTACGCGGCGTTCTTCGAGGAAGACAACCGCATGTACGCCATGAACCCGGCGTACACCCGCATCATCCCCAACGAAGATGAGGGCCTGCTGATCGACCGCTACGTGTACGGTCGCGACACCTCCGAGGTCATGTACCTCAGCCCGTCGCTTGTGCATCATCAGTTCCTTGAGGCGGACTTCAGGCAACCGTACAAGGGCGTTTCGTGGCTGCACAGCATCGGTGCAACGGCGGACCTGTGGCGACGGATTGAGGAGTACCTGAGCCAACTGATGCTCAACCATGGTCGGCCCGATGTGCTGATTCACTTCGAGGGGCATATGGATGCCGAGAAGTGGGAGCAGGCGCAGAAGGGGATTCTGGGCCGCATGCGGCGTGCGGCTACCCGTGCGGCTGGCGTGCTGCTGACGAACAGCCGCGAAGGGGTGCCGACCGTTCACAACCTCGGACACGCACCGAAAGACGTTGAGTCGATTCAGCTAATGGACGAGGCCGAACGGACCATATGCAACGCGGCGGGCATCCCTGAGACGATCATGCGGATGTCGGACAGCAACCTGGCGTCGGCCCGCACCGGCGAGTACCACTGGTGCTCAAACACGATCATGCCGCGAGCGGTGCAGGAGGCGGACGAATGGACGGCTTGGCTGCACGAGAACTACCCCGACACCGAGGCCGCTGGCTTCTTCTTCGCGCCCGAGAACTGTGTGCCCGACGACGTGGAGCGTGCCGACCGATTCGCCGTTCAGGGCTGGCAGGGCGGCATCCTGACCCGCAACGAGGCGAGGGCGTTGGCGGGGTATGAGCCAGCCCAGCCCAATGATGAGTTCCTCGAACTGCAACCCGCCGGAGATCAGCCCGCATCCGATCCGCTGTTCGGCTTGTTTGGATCGCCGCGACGCGAAGAGCCGACGGCGACTGAGCAGCCGAAGCCGCAGCAGACCGAAGAGCAAGAGGCCGCTGAGAACCTTGCCGAAGGCGAGAAGTTGAACGGTGCTCAGATCGAGGCGGCCCTGCTGATCCTGCAACGGATCACCGAAGGCACGCTGGCTCGCGGTGCTGCGATTGAACTTCTGGTCGCACTCGGCATCGACCGCCAGCGTGCGGTGAACATGGTAGACGAGAACCGCCGCGAAGCGGAACCGGTCAGTCCAGACGAGCAGCCGATCAAGGCGCACGACCCCGGCGACGAGTCGGATCACGACCGGAAAATCGACACGACCGAGAAACCTGTCGATTGCTGCGACAGGTGCTGCGACCACGATGCGAAGGTCTGGTCGCAGTCCGAGGCGTACGCCAAGACACCCGACTCGCTGACCGGCGAGGGGGAGCGTGAGTTTGCCGAACTCCGCGAACTCTACAAAGTGCTGGTCGATCAGTTCCAAGAGCAGATGACCGACACGCTCGCCAAAATGGACGATGCACCGATGGGCCTCAAGGGTGCGCATCCGAGGCGGTACACCCGCAAGCAGTTTGAGTCGTTCTTCGAGGCGTGGGGCCTTACCAATGTGACCGCGTGGGCAGAGCGGATGAATGAGGCGACGGGGCCGATCATCCGCCGCGAGTTTGCCAAGCGTGCCATTGAGTCGCTTCGGCTGGTCTATGACGATGCACCCGAAGAGTTCCGAGAGCAGATGCCCGACCTCGACGCAATCGACCCCGAGGAATGGATCATCGAGGACACGCGGGCCGCGAAGATCACTCGCCGGTTCGCTGACCGCTACGCCGAGTCGATGATGGTGGCAAGCCGCACGACCGCTGAGCGGCTGGCAAACACGCTGTCCGAGGGCTTGGAAGCGGGCGAGGGCTTGAACGCCCTACAGGACCGCGTACGGGCATCGTTCCTTGAAGGCGACGGCGTGACGATCAGCGAGAGCCGCGCCGCACGCATTGCCCGCACCGAGGTCGCGCAGGCCCAGACCGAGGGCCGCATCGCTGGCATGGCGGGCAGCAACGTGGTGAAGGGCTACAGGTTCGACAAGGCGGTTGGCGCGTGCCCGATCTGCGACGCGGTTGAGAAAGAGGTTGGCGACCGTGTGTTTGGGATCGAAGAGTCGATCTTCCCGAAGGGGAGCAGCATCGTCGGAACCGACGGTCGGACCTTCAAGTTTGACTATCAGGACACCATCGTTCCGATCCACCCGAATTGTAGGTGCGCCGTAAAGACGGTGCTGATCGACCTGTGAGGTTCACCGTGCAAGCCAACCTTCGCCGTCAGTTCGCTGATTTCTTCGGCCATTGCATCAGCGTCCGCGAGTACGACGAGGGGGCATTGTTCACGACGGTCTCGCTGGAGTGGACCGATGACAAGGTGCATGTATTGGCGTTGAACAGGTGCGCGAGGGAAGTGTGGTTCAGGGGCGAACTTATGGGCATCATTGAATTGGAGCCGACGCGATGAACTGGGAAGTGAAAGAGGGCGACTGCCGCGAGGTGATGGCGGGCATGGATGCGGAGAGCATCGACAGCATTGTGACCGACCCGCCGTATGGCCTGTCGTTCATGGGCAAGGGCTGGGATCACAGCGTGCCCGGCGTGGAGTTCTGGGATGCGGCGTTGCGTGTCGCCAAGCCCGGTGCGCACCTGCTCGCGTTTGGCGGTACGCGGCTGTTTCATCGGCTGGCGTGCGCGATTGAGGACGCGGGCTGGGAAATCCGCGACACGATCATGTGGGTGTACGGTTCGGGGTTCCCGAAATCGCACAACGGCGACTGGGGCGGCACGGCGTTGAAGCCCGCATGGGAACCGGTCCTCATGGCCCGCAAGCCGCTGGATGGCACGGTGGCCGCGAACTTTGAGCGGTACGGCGTGGGTGGGCTGAACATTGATGGGTGTCGGGTGGGGACGACCGTAGAAACATGGCCCAGTAGCAGGTCTTTCGCATCCGGTATTTCTTCTGGATACACAAGCGGAAAAGAGAAGGGGCCAACTCAGCCGACCGGCAATGCTCCACAAGGCCGCTGGCCCGCGAACCTGATCCACGACG